TGGCGCTATGCAAAAACAAGGACTTAAAAGTGTTGAAGTTATTCAAAATGAAATGGGTAAATTTTTAGCAAGAGAATTTAGTGAAGGCTCAGGAGACAATGTTACAGCTAACATGGTTTCAGTATTTATGAAAAGAGCTAGTCAAGAAAATGTTGATGACTTAATGAAAAACTTTTTATTAAAAGGACAAGATTTTTATGATGAAGCTATTAATGGTGCATATGCAAATGTTGCAAAAGAAATTTCTAAATTAGTTGGAAGAAATGCTAAAGTTATAGATATATCTGGTTTAACAAAAGTATTAAACAATCAAATAAAAACTTTGTATGGAAAAGGAGTAGGAGGAAGACCTGTCGATCCTAATGATCCAAATATTAATGCTCTCAGAACTTATCTTAAACAGTTTGAAGGAGGTAATGGTAAAGTTGATATAGAAACTGCTAATAATATGAGATCTTATTTCTTATCAGAAACAGGGCTTTTTAAAACTGGTATAGCAGGCAGTCCAAAATTTAAAAATATAGCTGGTGCATTAATGGATGCTACTCAAACTAGTATGGACAAGTCAATAAATACTTTATCAAAAATTCTTAATAAAGAAGGTGCAAAAAAATATTCAAAAAAAGAATTAGATAATATTCAAAAACTATATGCTGAAGCAAATGGCTTGTATAATAAAGGTTTTGAAACATTTAACATGGATTTTATCACTGGTCTTTTAGTTGGCGAATCAAAAGCATTCACTAAAAAAGGATTAGATATGACTAGTGCTATTGCTAGTAATTTTATTACTGCAGGCAAACCTGCAAGAGTAGAAGCTTTTTTTAATTTATTACAAGATGGTATAGCAAATAAAGTTATTACTAAAGAAGCTGCTGAACTTATGACACAAAAAATTCAAGGTTCTTTTTTAACTGATGTTCTATCAACCAATGTCGATGCAGTTACAGGAGCAGTTAATGCTAAAGGAGTTTTAGGTGCTCTAGATGGATTTAGAGGTAAAGGAAAAGATATTATGGAACCTCTTTTCATGAATAATGCTATTTCAAAAAATCCTAAAGCCATGCTTAATTTTAGAAAATATTTAAGAGGTTTAGCTAAAGCACAAGAAAAAGGTATTGATACTGGAGGAGGAACATTATTTCTTCAAAGTGGTCAATTTAGTGCATTACAAGGAGTAGCAGCATTAGGTATTGCACTTGGTTCTCCAACAGGAAATACTCAGTATGACCTTGCTTTATCTGGTTTTATTTTAGGCGGACCTTATGCTATAGCAAAAGCTTTCAGTAATCCAAAATTTGTTCATAATTTAATGAATTTAAAATTAGCTAGTTCTTCAGGAGAAGGTAAAGCAAAAGGATTAATATCACGTAGTTTGTTAAATATGCTTGAAGTAGGTGTAAAAGAATCATTTTTTAGTGAAGGAAATGCAAAAAATGTAGCAACAAATGCTGTAGATCAAGGTCTATTAAAATTAGAAGATTTAGAGGGGTTAGAGTTTATGTTAACTCCTCCAGAAACACTACCAAACGCAGAAGAAAATAAGAAAAAAAATAATACTGAGGCTCTTATTAATCAAATTAACGAAGAAACTTCTTCAGAAAATTTAATTGATATAAACATAGATGATGCTTCAACACTGCCTTCTATAGAAATACCTGAACCAAATTCTGATATTATGGCTAATGTTATTGATTCCCCAGTAACACTTGATGCTTCAGCACCAACAACACAGTCAACACCGGGTCCTGCAGGATCTAGTATAAATCCAGAAACTCAACAAAAATTAGAATCATTTGGTATGCCTTTGTTTGCTAATCAAGGAGGAATAGCCTCTTTAATGACACAAAGAAAAAAACCTAAACAGATGGTGGTGTAATGGCCTATAAAGGTTCACAAACTCAACGCAGTAGAATTGTAGGTTTATCTCAAGCAGGTAATGAAGCTGCTAGTGATGCTAGACTTGATAATTTTATTGATAGAAATCAAAATTTAAAAGATCAATCTGCAAGTGTTAATTCTATTTTGCAAGATATGCCCAAAAAAAATGCAGATTTTGTTAGAAGACAGCTAGAAAAAACTGGAGGTAAAAGATTAAACGAAGCTGCAAAATCAATGCTTTCTTTTTATACAGATGAAAGACCCGAATATTCAAGACAAATGAATAGATTAAGAACTTCTTCCCCTGCTATGGAGGCAGCTTATGCACGAAAATTTCCTCTTACAAACTTTGCAATGAATGCTCCTGCAAACTTTGTTAAAAATACTCTTGGAGGAAAGATAATATCAAGTATTGGAGGAAGAATAAAAGATACAGTAAGCACTGGTGTTGGTACATTAAAAGATAAAATAGCTAATGTTATTAACCCTAAGTTTGAAGACCCTTATCCAAAAGCATCAAGTAGTTATGATTATGATAATTTAAACATTGAAGGATATCCTGATGAAATACAAAGAAGATTACAAGTAGGGCCAATTAGTGAAGAGGATACATCTGAAACTAACATTGAAGCAATAAAAGATGAAAAAACTTCTTATAAAAATACTAAATTACAAAATGCTCAAGATACTTTTACTTTTTATAATACATTAAATAATCCAACTAATGTGTTACCACCTAATTTTGCACAAACTTTTGAAAAATTAAAAGACACAAATCAACTTACATCAGGTGATTTTATGAAAGCTAATCAATTATTAAGAGATATTGTGCCAACACAACAAGCTTTTCCACCAATGATAAATGCACAAAATACAGGGATTAACCAAGTTCTTCCTAAAGAAATTCAAACAGCTAATTTGTTTGGTAATTTTCAACCTAATATTGCACCTATTGTAGATCAAGTTAATGAGTATAGAGAAATTTTAGATGATGGTAAAGGAATAGATTTAGATTTAAAAAATAGAGGTGTTTCTTATTCGCAACCACTATTTGGTGGAACGCTGACCGGGGAAATAAGTGATGTGGGGGGAGATAATCCAACAGCAGGATTATTCTTTAATAAGTTAATCTAATGGAAAATAGTCTTAAAAACATTATTTGGTTCGGCTTAATACTCGTAGCTGCCGGGGCAACTTATGGAATGATGTCAACAAGATTACAAGCAGTCGAGTCAAAACAAACCCAACTAGAAGCAATAATATTACAAGACATACCAGAAATAAAAGAGCGAGTAATAAAATTAGAGATATTGCTTGAAAGAGCATTAAAAAACTAATCTTTATTTTCATATCTTTTATTTAAAATCTTTTTAACTCTTTCCCAATTTATTCTATCTCTTAATTGTTTAGGGCTCATAGGGTCGCGTAACGCGACCTTATCTAATTGAATTGATCTTAAAATTAATCTTTCATGTAAAGTTTTTTTCATTTCTTCACCTTTCTTACATTAATCATTAATCCAAGTTTAGTCATATTATAAGAAACTTTTATTTTTTGATTAGGTTTAATATCTCTGCTTTCTAATTCAATTAACCTATCTGTTTCTTTTTTTAATAAATTTTTATATTTATTTTCCATAACTAAGCTCCCATTAATTGTGATGTTGAGATAAAGTAATGTTGTATCTTTCTTGTTCTACAATCCCAAGTGTCAAATACTGTTTGTTTATCTACAAAAACTAAATGACGAGATACAGCTACAAGAGCAGATTTATTAAATTCCCAATTACGAATTGAGATAGTTCTTTTATTTTTATCTCTAGGAGTTTTTTGTTTTATCCACCCATGTTCAGCTAAAAATATTTCATAGGTTTGACGATGATTAGGAAACATACCTGTAGTCTTAGATAGTTCACATAAATCTTCCCAAACTTTTTGATAAGGTAATTTTGTAGCTAGAGTACATGCTCTTATAACGCAATCCCCTAAGTTAGATTTTTTTTGAAATGGAGTATTTGATCTTCCTCCATCGTGAAATTTATATTTCATTATTTTCCTTTCTTTTAAATATTATACTATATTATATTATATAATATTAAAGTCAAGAAAATTTTTAAACAGCATCTCCCCACGATTTTCCTACATCGCAATCAACTTTACTTGGAACTGTTAATTTTACAGCATTTTCCATTATTGAGATAATTTTATTTTTTGTTTCTTCAGAGCCGTCAAAGCTTAAAGTGAGCTCATCATGAATTTGTATTAAAGGAGTCAAACCTTCTTTGTGTAATTCTATCATTGCTTGTTTTGTTTGATCAGCAGCAGAACCTTGTATTAATCTGTTTAAGGCTTTGTATGTTCCTGCAGGTTTTAAATGATGATGCTTTCCATATTTTAATTTTGCTTGCTCTTTTGGGAGTGCTTTAAATACGCCAAAGGTGGTTGGTTCCCACAATTCAAATCTACATTTTCTTCCCTTGAGTGTTGTGACATAACCTTCACTGTTGGCGTAATTTGTTACCGTTGTCGCTAAATCTTTAACGAAAGGTACTTTATTATTGTACTCCTTTAAGATCTCCCTTGCAACATCAACATCTACTTGCAGTTCATTAGAAAGTTTATTAACACCCATTCCATAAAAGAATCCTAAGTTAATAGTTTTGGCTTGATCCCTTTCGATCTTAGCTATTTCTGCTACTATATTGTGAAAATCTGCTTTAGGATTTTTTGTATATTCTTCTACAATTTTTTCAGATCCTTCACATCCAAGAGCAAATGCATAGTGTGACGCGATCCGTGGTTCTTGTTGACTATAGTCAAAAGATCCCCATGTCTCACCCTCTTCTGGTAAAAATAAACCTCTTATTTTTCTCTTAATTTCTTTATTACGGGAAGGTAGTTGTTGTAAATTTGGATTAGAATAACTTAAACGACCTGTTAAAGTACCTGATTCTCCATCACGCATTTGATGAATACTTGCATGAACTCTTCCTGTCTTACCATGTTTTAAAATTGTATCTAAAAATGTTGATTGAACTTTATTATATTCTCTAGCACTCTGTATTTTTTTAGCAATTGGATGAGAATGATTAAGTAAAAAATCTTTTGTAAAACTAGGTGAATTAGTTTTCTCTGTTCTTGGATATTTTATTTTGAGTTTATCAAAAACTTTCGCCACACTTGCTGCAGCCCAAACATCAACTGCAATACCCGTGTCTGCCAATACACTATCCAATATCTTCTTTTCTGTATCCTTAAAACTTTTTTTATAACTTTGTGCTTTTTGAACATCAACCTTTACTCCTTTTTTAATCATATTAAATATTATGGGCAACAAACTCATTTCTAAATTATAGACATCTTTAAGACTTTCTTTTTCAATTATAGGTATCATGTGATGATATAATCTTAATGTTAAGTCAGCATCTTGTTCAGCGTATGAGCCAACAAAAATAGCTGGTAGTTTATACATTTCACTTTTTGGATTTACACCAAACTCAGTAGCAGCTTGCTTTAATATGTTTTCATCTTTCCATTCATTCAACATATCTTTTCCTACAGCATTTAAAGCATAAGAAAATTTATTTTCATTTATTATAGGAGCCATTATCATTGTGTCTACTATTGGCCCATTTACTTCAATACCTTCTGCATGAAGCCATCCTAAATCATAAAGAGCATTGTGAGCTACTTTTATAGCATCTGTTTTCATTAATTTTGTAAACCAATTAATGACTCTTCTTCTATCCCAATTAAAACCATTTTCGTGTCTTATGGGATAATAACCTTTCCATCCATCAACAGCCACAGCAATGCCTATTATATGCCCTTGTTTTGTTGTCCAACCTGGACCACTGTTTTTTAATTCTGGATCATAAGTTTCTAAATCAAAAGCAATAACTTTTGCATCAAAAATGTTAGGTAATTCATGTGGAGGAATCCATTCTGGTTTTGGTTGAAAAAAATTTGTTTCTGTAACATTAGCCATTTTTACCCTTTCGTTGAACTATTTCACCAGCTATGCTTGCATATGCAGCTAAATCAACAAAGCTATCTTTTTTAGAGGAATGCATAATTCTAGCTATTTTTACTAAACCCATCATGATAGCAACTTGCTCTGGTTCTATTTTTATTTCTAGAAAAATAGACCATAAATCAGCTATGCGCTGATGATTTTTAAGTTTATCTCCGTAATCTTTATTCCTTTCTCCGCCTATGAGATCTGATGCCTCTTGTAATATTTCTTTAGATATCATCTTTCATCACCATACATTCTATAACCTTCTTGTTTCTGAGCCTCTACAATATACAAATTTTGTTTTGCTCTTGTAACAGCTACATAAAATACCCGGTGTTCATCATCGGGATCTTTTGTGTAAGACTTATAAACTAATTTACCTAAATCTAAAAGAACAACTACATTATCACACTCTCCACCTTTAGCTTGATGAATTGTTGATACTCTTATTCTTGGTTCTTTACTAAAATCTTCACCAAGATCTTTAAGTCTTCTTAAATAAACAATCTCATAAGCATCTATGTTATCTAAAACATCATACCAATTACCATCAGATAACAGTCCATGATTTTTTTTAAGGTCATCAAGACTTAATAAAGAATCTTCATTTAAACCTTTAAAAGATTTGCCTCCTCTTTTGATACCAATACCATTTTTCTTTTTCTCAGATTTAATTTTTGAATATAGTGTTGATGTTTGTTTTAAACTTATTAATTCACCTTGTTGTAATTTTTCCCAAATATCTATAGCATCAATTATGGTTCGTGATACGGGTCTATGTTCTCCTCTTCCATACCAATAACCTAAATCTTTAAGTGTATCTTCTATAATTTCATTTCTAATTTTTTTCGTTCTTCCTAAAATTAACCAATTACCTTTAGATATATTTATGTGTTTAAGAGCTGCAACTCTATAAATTTTACCCTCTTCTTCTTTAGGTTCCCAAATCTTAGGTCTTCTTTTTCTTATGTGACTAATAATAAAATTTGCTAATTTATAAATTCTTTTTGGACATCTATAAGATTTATTTAAAACAGTAACATCACCTTTTAAATTAATAAATTTATCGATATCTGCACCAGACCACCTAAAAATAGCTTGATCATCATCCCCGGCAATGTAAACTTCTTTGCTTGTTTTAATAAGTTTATCAACCATGTTGTATTGAATACGTGGCATGTCTTGTGCTTCATCAATAAAGAGCACATCAAAGTGTGTTGAAAATGTGTCATTTGTGTAATCAACAATCATGTCAGTAAAATCAAACACATCATTATTTTTTTTATATTCTTTTATTGATCTATCAATATAATCCAATCTCTCCCACTTTATTGATTGCTCATCATTATAAAAATCAAATGCTTTTTTAAGAGAAATATCTTTTAAACGAGCTAAATTAATTAAATTAGCATAACGATAATTTGTATTTGTATAAATAGATTGATCGTTATTATCAAAAACTAAATTAAAACCAATTTTTTGAGAAAGTTCTTTCCAATGTTTTGATTTCATTAACTTACTTTCATCTTGTGGAAGATGGCTTAAAGCAAAACTATGTAACGTACGAAAATGAACTAAATCATCTTTACTAGCTTGGAACTTTTCTCTGGCTCTGTCTCTGGCTTCGTAAGCAGCTTTTTTGGAAAAAGAGAAAAAACCTATCTTGTCCCAAGCTATCCCACTTTCTTTTTTTTGCTGACAAATATTTAGTAATGTCGTTGTTTTTCCTGTTCCCGGTGGACCTAAAATAATTTTTATCAAAACGGAATCTCCTCTTTTTCATTCTTACCTCCCAATACTTGATCTTCTCTTGATACCTCTTTCTCAGTAAGTACTGAAGGAAGATCGATTTCTTCTGTAGATTTTTCAAAAGCAGGTAACATCCATACTCTTGTTTGTATTTTTCTAACAGAAACTGTAATATTCAACCCGCCTAAATCTTTTAATCTTTGAACAACCCAAATTCTTTTTACTTTAAAATTCTTACTATTTTCTAACCATTTTGATAGATCTACTAATCTAAAATAAGTTGGATTAGCTTCAATTTTTTCTTCATTAATTGTAAACTCTTTTGTTTTCTCATTATCTGTAAATGCTTTTTGCATGTCTAACTCATCTATAGAATAAGCCTCACCTCTACCTGTGCAAAATTCTTTTAGATAATCATTAAACTCACCAACTTTCGATGCATCAGAAGGAGCTTCTTCTTGTCTAATTTTTTCAAACAATATAGAAAGAATTTCATCCCAATCTTTATCTTTCATTGAAGGGACAAATTTTAATAATTGTTTACCAACAGTTTTTCTAATTAATCTATGGCTATACAAAACATCAATATCATCTATTTCTATTCTTCTATCTCCTACATTTAAAAACCATAACTCATCACCTAAAACAGACAAGTCACTATATTCTGGATGATCAAAATCAGATTGACCTATGCCATGTTTTCTAAGTTTACATAAAGCTTTTTGACACACAGAAGAAATTGGTCGATCATTACAACGATAAGAATACTTAGGAGAACCATCTGTTTTATTTGACCTTACTTGTTTTTGTAAGGTAATAATTTCCCCTGCATCTAAAGGCGGATCCATATAATCCAGGTTATATTTTTCCATCAGTGCCTCCCAATTATCGGGATTAGATTTTCTATAAAAAATTCCTATGCTAAATAACCCATTATTGCGTGTACCTTCTGGAAATCCTTGGGTCGTTAATATTTGTAAACATGGTGGTCCATCAGGTATGACTTCTTGTTTAACCTGTATTGCTATCTTACTGATATCGTCACAAACATATTTATCATATAGTTCAAAGAATTCTTCGAGAGTAGCTCCCTCACCATTATCGAGATACGCGTACCGGGTTTCACCATGATAAGGTAAATTCAACCATGAACCTGTGTCTCTTTCATTGGCAAGTTGTGTTTGTTTAGGAAATATTTCTGCTTTTGCATGCCCAAGGTAAGAAGCTATCTCCCTAAGTTTTTGTTGAAACAAAGCAGCAGATTGAGGTTTTTTTGAAAAAAGAAAAATATGTGCACCAAAAGATTTTGATGAGCACATTATTAATGGTAAATTATATTCTCTTATTTTTGATAATATTTTTTTATGATCCAAAGGGTATTCGTCTACATCAATACATCCCCATGAAGATGTTGCATCGTCACGAATTGGTACAATACCAAGAGCAGGTTCTTTACCTTCCAAATGATTTTCATACATATGAAGAGTTGGTGGTTCGTGTTTCGTGAACATTTTACCATCTTTTTTTCCATTAGCTTTCACATCAGTATAACGATACTCTCCATGTGCACGGTCTAAACCACTAAATATATTTTTAAATTTTTCTACTTTCATAAATCATATAAATTAAAAAAGGGGGCATAGCCCCCTAAAATTTAATGTTAGCCAAGAACTTCGCTATGAGCTGATTGAGGCTTGACTTCAACAATTTCCTCGGCATCTGCCATAGCTTCAGGAGCTGGATCAATTGATCCAGAGCTGACTAGTTCATGAAAGTTTTGTGCTTCCCCCACAATAAAAGATGGATTTTTTAAATCATTAATAGATTTATTTAATGTTATTTTCCATCCCCACCAATCATTCTTCTTATTTTGTTCAAGAACAGTTTCCATTTTATAAACATTCGCAAACATTGGAAGAGTCATAAGTGACCCAGTCTTGGATTGTACTTTTTGATTCATCATCATTGTATTCCAATAACGGGATTTTTTGTATTGAGTTTTCTGCATAATGATTTGACATCTTTCAAAAGACCCATCATCATTTAAACGTAAAACAAAATACTCGGCAGTTCTTACAATATATGTAGGGCTCATTGCACCATTAATCATATAATGATCCTCACCATCTGCACCTCTTGTAAGAGGAGGGCAATTTTCTGGAGTATAGATTTTTTCTGGATAACCAGAACCTTCTCCAAGTGGAGACCATTCAACACAGCGTACTCTAAAAGCACAAGGTATGACAGAAATACTATCATAAAAATCTTTGTTAACTGAGTTAAAAATATTTCCTTGCTCAAGTCCTTCGACATATTTTGCATTTGATTTTTTAACTTCAGGAGTTTGAGAACTAGCAATTTTTAAAAATGGAATTGCCATTTCTCCAGCATTAACATTTTCAAACCCAACACCAGCGTGGGAAGAAAAGTCAATGACTTCAGTCGATACTTCATTTTTCTTTTTTCTCGTTACATCGTTCATCGTTATTTTCCCCGTTTAATTTTAACTTTACTACCAACAAAAACACTAAACGTTTCCATCGGTATATCGTTACCTTTGTTTATTTGTTCACCAATTAAGGCATTCAAGGTCATAGGCTCGACCTTGCGTTTTTGATCTGGGTATAATTCTCTTTGCTGTAATTCATTAACTAGATTATCAGCTTCTTCATTATCACCCTTACCAAACTTTATTGAAACAATGTTTTTGATTAAATCACCATGTCCATTGTCTTCTAACCATTGAAATGCTTTAGGTTGATTTTCTTTAGTAATAGTACCTCTATAAAAAGGTTTAAAACTAACCGAGTCACCTTCAACAGTTTTAATTTCTTTAACTCCCCGTTGTGTCATAAGTTCAACAATTTTGTCATTGGCTTGTTGCAGCTCTTGTTTTTTTCTTTTAACTTGTTCTTCTAAGTTAAGTATTTCAGATTCAATATTTAAATATTGATTTGAAACTTCGGAGACATCAGATACTTCACTTATGTCTACTTTTTTTTCTTCAGTTTGAAAATTTGTAAAATCGACTTTATCATTCATAACTATTCCTTTCATTTAAGTCTATCTGTATTGGATAATAGGTATAGGTTCTTCTATCATATTTAAGAACTTTATATTTTCCCCTATTATTGTAAGAAGCAACAGAACAAGCAACACCTATCATAGCTGGATCACCAATTAATAATAAGTAATCATCGTCACTAAAATCTTTCATAATGCTTTTAGCTTTACGAATTGCAGGACCAGGCGACAACATAATTTGTTTTCCTTCTTCATATAAAGGAATTAGTTGCCCATATTGTTGTGCAGAGATAATATTAAATTTAGATACCTCTTGTACCACAAATACTTTTGCTTTATTTTCTGTGTCTTTCATCTTTCTAAATAACCCTATATTATTTTTATTTTAAAAATACAATAAAAATGTTATTAAAAAAATTAGAAAGTATGAGTAACATAAAATATAGCTTTAAAACTAAGCCTTTTAGCCACCAATTAGCTGCAATGGGAGCCTTTTTAAATCATTTAAAAAGAGGAGAAAATGAATTTGCATTGCTTATGGAGATGGGTTGTGGAAAAACAAAAGTATTAATTGATGGTGTTTCTTACTTATATGACAATGGATTTGTTTTTGGTTTATTAGTTATTTGTCCTAATGGTGTAAAAGGAACATGGGTAAAAGAAATTGAAACACATATGCCAGAACATGTTGATCGCAATGTTATTGTATGGACAGGTCAAAAAACAAAAAAGCATGAAGAAGAATTACAAAGTTTATTTTTAGTAGAACCTGCAAAAGTACATTTAAATGTTTTGATAATGAATGTTGATGCATTTACTACGGATCGTGGAAAAAAATTTGCAGATCGTTTTTTATTAACTCGTCAAGCAATGATGGTTGTAGATGAAAGCACTGTAATTAAAAATTCAACAGCACAAAGAACAAAGGCAATAACTAAACTTGGTAGTCTAGCAAGGTACAGAGTTATCATGACAGGTTCTCCAATTACTAATTCTCCTGAAGATTTATATGCTCAATGTAATTTTTTAAATCATGAGCTGCTTGGTTTTAGTTCTATATATACTTTTCGCGCTCGGTATTGTCAGATGCAAAAGTTATCTTTTGGAGGAAGGTCATTTAATAAAGTAGTTGGTTATAAAAATTTAGAAGAATTAAATAAAAAGTTAAGACAGTTTTCCTACCGGGTATTAAAGAAAGACGCTCTTGATTTACCTGATCAAGTATGGATGAAAAGATCTGTTCCATTAAGCACGGAACAACTTGATGCTTACATGCAAATGAAGAAATTTGCTTTAGTGCAGCTCAAGGAAGAAACATTGACGACTACGTCAGTGCTCGCTCAAATGATAAGACTTCATCAAATAGTGTGTGGCCACATGGCTACCGATGATAATAAAGTTGTTTCATTACCTAACAATCGTATTAAAGAACTATGTGCTATTCTAGAAGAGCATGGTGAAAAAGTGATCATTTGGGCGAATTATCGTCACGACATTCAAGCAATTGAAAAAACATTATCAAAGAAGTATGGGCCGGGATCCGTGGTCACTTATTATGGTGACACTCCTCAGAATGTAAGACAAGATTACATTGAACGATTTCAAACAGACCCAATGACAAGATTTTTTATAGGTCAACCAATGACCGGGGGACGTGGTATAACGTTAACAGCAGCTAGCCTAACAATTTTTTATTCTAATAATTATGATTTAGAAATAAGAGAACAAGCAGAGGCACGCAATCATCGTATTGGAACAAAAGATAAAGTTACTTACATTGATTTAGTTGCTGAAGGAACAGTGGATGAAAAAATTATTTATGCTCTTAGAAATAAAATAAACCTTGCTACATCGGTGTTAGCAGAGGAAGTAAGAAAATGGTTAATATGATTTGCTATAACTGTAAAGGAAATGGATATGTTAAATTATCATTCGAAGCAGAAACATCAATTGAGCAGTGTGAGATTTGTCACTCACAAGGGGAACTCGATGAAACTAAGTACTATCACCAAACATGGACAGAGGGCGTTGAAGATTCCATCGCAATCTACTACGGGCCACTTCTCGACTCGGAGTGTTTCAAAAACTACAAAATTCATAAAGAGTAAACCAGTTGTAATATTTAAAGGGGAGCCTCCATTTTGATTATAAAAGAAAAGAGCTGCACTCGTTGTAAAAGAGTTAAACCCTTAAATCAATTTGATAGGAAAAAAGAAAATAAAATAGATGGACGTAAGTCTTGGTGCAAGGTTTGTGTAAGTAGACATAATAGACACGTTTGGACTAATGGAAAAGGCGACAGAGATAAAGCTGCAATAAGTGCAGATCCTCGTAAATTTTTAAATCATTGGTTGAAAGACGCAAAAAACGGAAAAAAAAGATTTAGACATGCTGTTGACCCTAAGTTAACCGTAGATGATTTATTATATCTGTTTAAAAAACAAAATTATAAATGTGCAAAAACAGGGGTATTACTTACACATTTAAAAGGGCAAAGAAAAGTCAACACTAATGTGTCTATTGATAGAATTGATAACGATTTAAAACTGTATACTTTAAGTAATATTCAGCTTGTTTGTTATAGATACAACCTTATGAAGGGTGATATGACGGAAAAAGAACTTGAATTGTGGTGTAAAACTATCTTATCATCAATCAATGATTAAAATTTGGTTACTAATTTCAATGGTATCTATGCCTGGAATGCCTTCAGTAAAACATACAGCAGAGTTATGGTTTGATAAAACGAAGTGCGAAGTAAGACGTGTGAATATAGAAAATGATTTACAGAGTGCAGCAGAAGCTCAAGGGTTAAACCCAATCTTCGTACATACTTGGTGTTTAGAATCAGGAATGTTTGTTTCTAATAAAACTTGATTAAAACTATTTTAATTTGTGCTGCAATTATTATTAGTACTTGTATTTGGAGATATTATTCTCCTTACCAAGTCTTTTTAAGAGACTGTATTTATAACGATTTTTTAGGTGGAGACTTCAGTAAAGAGTATTGCACATGGAAGTACAAGCATCTTTTACAAGAAGATTCTTGGTTAAAAGAGCTTTTACGTTGAATTTTTAAATTATTTTATTATAATTTATTTGTATTTGGTGGGACAAACTCCCTTTTATTATTTTCCTCCGTTCCACCAAAATACTTGTTTTCTCTCTTATAAAATATTATACTTCGCAAAAAAAGGAGTGGTATGAATTTACCTAATAGTCCTATTCGAAAAATATCTCAATGTTCAAAATGTGGTAAGGTATCTCTTAAATTTTATAATCCTCAGTTCAACACAGTATTTAAAAAAGAAGAATGGGAAAGTATTTTAGCAGAAGGTTTACAAGCCCTAAGAAAAATTCTAGGGCCTGTCACAGAAGATCCAAAGTTTTTTACTGATCAACTTTAAAAAAAACAGTTGCTTCTTCCAAAAGTCTTTCTAATTGCATGGGCTTAGAAAGTTTTGATTTTCTACAAAGTTTCTCGAGCAGTTTTCTGGTCTTCACTGTAATCATTTGATTGTAATGTGTTTGTTTTTTCTTTTTCATTTTCATTCTCCTTTAAATTAAAACATTTTAAACAGTAATGGTTTATTCCTTTATCTGTTTGAATCATCACTTGATGATGATATTTTTTATAACAATTAGTGCAGTGTGAAAAAGTTTTATAAGGGTTCATTTTTTTAATTGACCTTCTCTTTTCCAATGATCTTCTCCTTTAACAGATTGTTTACGATCATCAGCTAACCATCCGATAACTCCATAATATTGTGAGTTATTAATATGCATCCAAATTAATGTTGGTTTTGGTTTTTTAAAATAATTAAAAAATTTTTTAATCATGCTCTCCCTTTCTTGGTTCTTCACTCATTAAACTATTTATTCTCCACTCTTCATGTTCATGCTCTTCATCGGTAACATAAGACACTAATAAGTTTTGAAGTAACGAGCCACGCGATCCGTGTTTCGCTGATATAGATTTAATACAATCTTTAAATTTAATATCACCAGGCTCTTTTATTTCTTTTGGCTGTATAATATTCTTTAAAAATTCAAACATTTTCTTCCTTTCTTTAATATAGTATTTTACTACATTATATTACTAAACATGTCAAATATGGCTGTTTTCTGGGCTATTTCCACTCCTTATTTTCCTCATAATTTAATTCTTCATCATATTTAATCTTATTGAAATGTGTCTTAATAATGTTCCAATGCTCTTTACTTGGGTAGGAAAAATATTTTGTAAAGCGAAACCAATGTTCGACGGTAGTATAATCAATCCCAGTCACTTCACTTAATTTTTTTGCATTGGTTTGTGATTTTAAATACTTCACAAATGGTTCTTGTTCCGGGAGCCGTGGTCGATGAGTCATTTCATCTTTTAATAATTCTTTTACTCTATCAGGTTTATCTTTTAAAATTTCTTTAAACACTTGAATAGATAAAGTTTCTTGAACACGATGATCAGATGATCGTGTTTTCTTCCCCATTAATAAACGAGCTGCATATCGTTCTGCATTTTCCGATGAGTCAATTGCTGTAGGTGTTCTCCAAAATTTATTTTTCAGATAACTTCTCTCCTATTGCCCAAACCATGACAACAATAAAAATTAAAACAATTAAAATTAATCCTAATAAAATTTCACTTATCATTTTTTTTCTCCAGATCTAATGCAACAGCAATGTCTAAAGGTTTATGCATATGTACACCCTTAGCTGCCCACTTATCTTTTCTTTTTTTCCAACTATCTTTTAATGTTCCATCTTCGTTTATCTCGCCTCGCTTTCCGTCATTCGCTGTTGGTGTTGGCCACATCTTTTCTTCTTCTTCCAAAACTTTTGTTGCAAGTGAATGACCTTTCGTTCCTCTTCGAACTGATGGAGGAATTTTTGTTCCATCTTTCCAGTCTCTACTCAGAGGTGTTGGCCAATTCGTCTTCATAGGTTTGGAGGATGCTGAGTCCGATGTAGTAGGGAATGGAAGGGACGAGACTATTTCCGAGTGATTTAAGTCTGTCCACCCTTTTGGGTACCCCATTAGCCACTCTACCCACGTCGGGTTCAATGTCCCACCACCCGTTCCACGGACGTCTGGATGATTGCCCAACATTTTCTGCATCTTCCCGCCTGGTCTCCCCGCGTGATGTTCGCTCGCTTGAGGTGTTGGCCATTGTTTGACCATCCCCCTCAGATTGCCCTTCGCTACATCGTGTGGAATTCCCTTGTTGTTCTCCTTCATGTGAGCTGAGTATTGATCCGATGTTTTTGGTGTCGGCCATAATCTCTCCTCTTTGACTTGATCCTGAAGTCTGATCTGCATTGGTTGACCACTCGGTCTTTTCAGATGACCCTCGTCCAATGCCTTCTTTATTCCCGGAAGGTTCGAGCCCCCTTTCATGTTGTCTGGAGTTCGCCACAATCCAGACTCTTTCTCTTTGGTGGTTCGCACCGATGCTCGAAGCTGAAATACTAAACGTCCTTGCGGCGTAACCTTCACTCTCCAAGTTCTTGAGAACGGTGTCGAGACCGAGTTTAATGTGCCCACTAACGTTTTCTCCAATAACCCAAGTCGGTCGCAGCTCTTGGACAAGTCTAAACATTTCTGGCCAGAGATGTCTTGGATCTTTTTCACCTTTTTTTCTACCTGCAACGGAGAAAGGTTGGCAAGGGTATCCTCCTGTAATGATGTCGATTGGAAAAACTCCATCTGTTTTGATTGTGTCATGGTTTAACTCCTTAATATTCGTGTACCGGGGAACGCCGGGATATCTTTTCTCTAAAATTTCTAAACAATACTTCTCAATATCGCAAAAGGCAACTGTTTCAAATCCACCTGTCGCTTCTAAGCCCAGGCTGAAACCACCTATTCCAGAAAAAAGATCTAAATGTCTTAATTTCATGCTTTCTCTCCAAAAAGATTTTAAACTGATTTACCCTAATAGTGTTTTCAAATCAAGCATTGAAAAGATTTCAAACTGATTCAGCCCAATAGTGTTTTCAGATCCTGGGGCCAGGATATTTTTTAAAAAAAAAATAAAAAAATTTTAAATTTTTAAAAGAACAAAAGAAGAACACTTGAGAAATCTAGGAAAAAAGCCAAAAATTTAAAAAAACCCTTATATTGTCATAGTAGGGGGTTATTATGTAGGGTTATATATAATAGGTATTGTAACTATATATAATATTATGTAGTATTTTATTATATTTATTTAGAAAGGATAAAATAAAATGATGAATAAAAAAGAAGAATATAAAAATTTTCGTTTTTTTAAAAAGTTAAGTAAATTTGAAAAAGGGGAATTAAATAATTTTGTTAAAATGAATAAAGAAATAGAGAAAGGAAAAAACAAAATGAATATAAAATTATTAAACGAATTAATAAATAAAATTGCAAATGAATTTATTGGCAATGATAACAAAGATTTTATTTCAGAAATTCATGATCATGAACTTTTATATAATAAAGAAAATTACGATCTAGTTTTTAAAAAAATTGGAGTAGATGAATTTGTAAAAATGGTTATGGAAAAATACGAGGCAATAACCAGAAAAAATGAAAGGGAATTTTTATTAAAATCTGGAAAAGTAATCGATGAAAACATAGAAAATAGTTGTCTTGATTATGTTTTAGTAACTTTAGGAATTGCCCCACATTTAAAAAATAATTTAGATGTTTTAATTGATGACATTAACGAGGAAAAAAACACTTCTGGAATTTCTAGAAATTGGGAAAAGCAAGAAGTTTTAAAAGTAACATTATTATTAAAGGCTCTAAAATGATCTTTAAAAATATAAAAAGATTTGATTTGTATAAACAAAATAAAATTATTTCTTACTTTGTTTTATACTATCATAATGGAAGTAAAGAAATTTTGACTAATCAACAATTTATAGAAAGGAATAAATAAAATGAATGAAGTCATAAAAGAAATTCCAAATTTTAAAATTATGGAAACAAGCGAATATAGAAAGTTTATAAAATGGCTAATTGATAATAAAATAAATTTTCATCCAGATGACGATTTTTTAGATTATGAAAATACTTTTTCAAAAGAAGTAGCAACAAAAATAAATAATAATTTTGATCTTGCTAAAAGAATATTTACAAATATTCATTTATATAAAATCATTAGGCAAGAATTAAGAAAGTTTAATTTAAATGAATTGGAGGAGGCTAATAAATGAAAAATAAAAGTTTTATTTATAGGGGTTTTGAAATAATCGAAAATTCTAATACTTTTAATATTTATCATGAAAATGATAAACTTTTAAAAATAATACCTAAAGACAATAAACAAAGTTTCAAAGTAGTTGAAACCTTTATTAATGAATATTTAAGAAAGGAAAATTAAAAATGAATATTCTAGAAATAATAAAAGATAAAAAATATTTATGTAATAGTGATTTTTCATATTATAGAAATATTGAAGAAGTAAAAAACAACAAATTATATTTTTGTGCTTATGGTGGGGGTTTTGTAAAAACTATAAGCCTAGAAAATGAAAATTTTTTAAATGATATAAAAAATAAAAAAATTATCTTTACAAATGAAGAGCCAAAAGAAGAATTTCATTTTGGGAAAATTTACATAGATGCTTATGATAATTACCCTAAAAACTTTGTTGAGGGTTATATTCATAATCATAGGTTCTGGAATGGTTGGAATATTGTTTATATGACTTTAGAAGGAATTAAAAAGCATAATGAACTTATAAAAAATTCACCTTATTATTCGGATAATTGGGAACCTAAATATGAGTTTAACCCTACTTTTCATATTAAAAATGATGATACAATTATTTTATATGATCCAGAAGAAGAAGGGGGAAAAGTAGAAATTAAAAGCACTCAAATATTATTTGAAGGGAAAAAAATAAAAGTTTTTAACCCTTTTTCTATGTCTTGGTGTTGGAGTGAAATAACAAAATAATTAATTAAGAAAGTAGAAAGGAAAAAAGAAAATGAAAAATTTAATATTTAATAAAACAAAAGGCAATTTGTTCAATTATGATAACAATGCAAAAACAGTAAAAGGCCAAAAGAAAGGATATAAAACATTAATTTTATATCTTGCTCCACATATTCAAAGTGGTTTTAATGTTTGTTCTATGGCTTCAAAAGGTTGCTCTAAATCTTGTTTATATACTTCTGGAATGGGTATTTTTTCGAATGTGCAATTGGGAAGAATAAATAAAACTAGGTGGTTTATGCAAGAGAGAGAAAGCTTTTTAGAAAAGCTAACAAAAGAAATTAAAAAGTTTTCTGAAAAATGCAAAAGAGAAAATTTTAAACCTTGTATTAGATTAAATGGAACTAGTGATATTTCATGGGAAAATTTTGGTATCTTTGAAAAGTTTCCTAAAATAAAATTTTATGATTATTCAAAAATTTATAAAAGGGCTTTAAAATATATCAATGGCCAATACTCTTCTAATTATTCAATAACTTATTCATTAAATGAAGATAATAGAGATCTAGCTTTTGATATTTTAGAAAAGGGGGGTAATATTTCGGCTGTGTTTCGTGATTTCATTCCTAAAAAATACAAAGGGTTTAAAGTCATTAATGGGGATGAAACAGACCTTCGATTTCTAGACCCTAAAAATTGTATTGTGGGGTTAATAGCAAAAGGAAAAGCAAAAAAGGATTTTTCTGGTTTTGTTTTAGATAATTAAAGAAAGGAAAATATAAAATGATGTTGAATAGTAGGTTTAAATTGCAAGTATTTGATGAAAAATTAAATCGTTTTAGAGATGTAACAGAAAAAGAAAGATTACAAAGGGAATTAAGTTTCATTTGTCAAGATAGAACTGATAACACTTGTAATATTAAAGAAGTAAAAGACCAAATCAAAGAATTTAAAGAGAAGTTAAAAAATCTTTTTGAAAATAGAAAGGCTTTAAATAATAAGATTAAAAGCCTTAGAAAAACAATAGAAAGGAAAAAATAAAATGAATGAAAAAAATAAAACTATTACTTTAACAAGTGAAGAACATAGTTTTTTAGTTGAGGAGTTGGGGGAAAATAGAAATAGATCTCAAGAACTTTTAGACGATGAAATTATATCAATTGAAAATGATTATTTAATAAAAGGAATAGAAAGCAATATTGAAGGATATAAAAAAGAAATAAGGCTTTTTAATTCTATTTTAAAAAAACTTTAATAAGAAAGGAAAAAATAAAATGAATGATTTAAATTTAAGAAATTTAAAAGTTAATGAAGTTTTAAAATTTGATGATTATCATCATATAGTTTTTAATTATGATATTGATTTAAATGGAATGTTGGGAGTAGTGAAAAGCATTCATGAAGATAAAAAATACAATCATTATCAAATTGAAGTTGAATTAATTGATAAAAAATACTCTGAGGATTTGGAAGAGTGGAATAATTGTCTCTGGTTCACAATTCCAGAAAATGAATATAATGCTAAATTTACAGTATTAAATAGGTTTTCTGAATTTAAACCTTTTGAAGAAGAGATATATTTAAATCAATATAAATGCCCCTTGTTTCGTGTTTCGTGGAATGGTGACGAAATTATATCAATTCATTCAAAGGAAACTTTATTAAAAGAATATGGGGAATCAAATTTATTTGATGATAATATTTCTTGGATTGGCTACCCTTTAAAACTTTTTGAACTTAATAACATAAAGGAAAAAAGAGAAATTAAAAATATGTATGAAGTAATAGACTTTTTAAATGATGATGATTTAAAAAGCTTATCAATAAAATTTGTCTCTGATAATTGTGAGATAACTAGAATTAAATAGAAAGGAAAAAAGAAAATGGAAAATAATAAATTAATAGTACATTTTAAAAGTGATTATGGAGTTGAGAGAATGTACCCCACTTGTGAAACTTCAAAATTGATTGTTAAACTATTTGGGGGTGATAAGTCAATAAATGATCAAAGAAAAGTTATATTAAAAAAATTAGGCTTTGAATTTAAAGAAGAAGAAAGGAAAATATAAAATGAAAAGTGAAACACTAAACCAATTAAAAAAGGATAGTGATAAAAATAATAGTATTGAATTAAAAACAGCTTTAAGAATAGAATATAATTCAAAAATATTTTATTGGAAAGCTCAAGAAAAAAAAGCAAAACAGTATTCAAATAAATATTCGTCTATTGTTTTAAAATTAGATCAAGAAATTAAACATTTAGAAAGGAAAAAAGAAAATGAAAGATAAAAATAATAATCATATTGTTGATGTTCAAGACTTATTATCAATTGAAAGTGTAAGATCTAAAAGGAAACATCCTTGTGACATTAATATAAATGAGGAAGGGAAACTTTTAACCCCTTATTTTTCGCAATCGAAGAATGAATATATATCTCTTTTAGATATGCCATTATCATACATGGTGAGGGCTTTTAATAGAACTTTAATTGAACTAAATAACCTTAAAGAAAATAAAAAAGAGAAAAAGAAAAAGTTTAAGGTTGTTATAAATACTGATGAAAGTTATTCTCAGATTGTGGAGGCTCAAGACTTGGATGAGGCTAGAGAGAAAACCTTTTCAGAATTTTTTGATAAAGGAGGGGATAAAATGAAACTAGTTTCCCAAGATCTTGATATTTTAGATATTGAAGAAGTTAAATAAATAATTATTCTTGTTTCGTGTTTCGTGGGGCTTTTTATAAAGCCCCTTTTTTTATTGTCTAATAACAAAAAATTTAAAATCGGCTTTTTGAGCTCATGGTATGATAAAAATTTTAATACACTACTACAGCACCTTTTGAAGACGAAAAAAAAAAAAATAATTTTTTTAAAAAAGAAGTGTACTAGTGTAATAGATAACAAAATATATTAGTTTTCTCTTTTAAATCGTCATACACTACCCCTTTTTAAGTAGTGTAATAAATTAATAGTAGTGTAATAGATTTTTAATTAGTTTACAGAAAACAAGGATTTTTTTCTAGATACCAAAAAAGAAAAATGTTAATTCTATTTGAATTAATACAGTATGAAAAAAGAGATAATAGACAAAAGAAAAGCAAGAAAGCTAACCCCTAAACAATTAAGATTTGTTTATGAGTTTTCTAATTATACTTTGTTAGGAAAACAATCAGCAACAGAATCGGCCAGAAAGTCTGGATATAGTGAAACAGTATCAAAAAAAATGGCTTATGAATTACAAGACCCCAACAAATACCCATTAGTTGCCGAGGCTATCCAAGATATGAAAAACGAATTAAAAGATAAATATTCAGTTTCAATGGATAAACATTTGTCAAGGCTTGAGGAGTTAGGAAGAAAAGCCGAAGAAGAAAAACATTTTTCAGCCTCAATAAATGCCGAACAATTAAGAGGAAAAGTAGGGGGCTTATATGACCCAACAATTAGACTAGAAAATTCAATTGAAAACTTATCAAGAGAAGAACTATTGAAAAGATTAAAAGAAATTCAAAGTAAAAAAATAGATGTAATTGATCAAACAAAAATTATTGATCATGAGCCTTTAGAAGTAACCCAAGATAATCATATAAAAGATAGTAAATAATTATAATTTGTTAGAGAAAAATTTTATTAAATTAATAAGAAAAAATATACCTTTTTATAACTTCATTCGCATTGAAACCACAACACAAAATGGCTTTCCAGATCTTCTTTGTATTGGGTCAATAATGGATACTATTTTAATGGAAGTTAAAGTTGCAAAAGGGAATAAAATAAACCTTTCAAGCCACCAAATAGCCACGAATTTAAGGTTGTGGAATATCAAACAAGGTTTTAATTATATTATTGTTTATGTGCCTAAATATGAAAGCACCCCTCTTAAAGATTGTTGCTTTCTATATGAAGGGTTAAAAGTGAAGGAATTAGCCTTAAATGGGGTAAACGAACCCCCAACAGCGAACAATTGGGCTACTATATCTAGTTATTTGTTAAAGGTTCACGAAACACGAACCAAAAAACCTAGGAAATGAGCCAATTATAAGGCACGATAACTTTTATTTTCGTACCTTACCCCAAAAACCCCCAGAAATTGGCCATTGTTCACAATTAATGGCTAGGTACTTAGAAAAAATGGTAAAAATGGCTGTTTTCAGCCGATTATGAGAACCTGGATCCAGGCACCTTTTTTTATTTAGAGTGCTTGTGACCATGTTTTAAATTTTCAGCCATGAATTTTTCATATGGAAACGATTTTTCTAGGGGGTACCCCCTTTTTTAGTATAAAAAGGCCCTAGGAGTCCCTATGGTATCCAATAATAATAATTTTGAAAACTATTCTGATGAAGAATTAAAGCTAATGCTAGCAATTGCTATGCATGATGATAATGAAGCTGCACAAAGTAGCTTTATGCACTTTGTTAAAAAAGTCTGGCCAGAGTTTATTAATGGTTATCATCACAATGTATTAGCAAAAAAGTTCGAAGAGATAGCTTCTGGTAAATTAAAACGATTAATTGTTAATATGCCACCAAGACACACTAAGTCTGAGTTTGCTTCGTACTTGTTCCCCGCTTGGCTCATGGGTAAGAAACCAAAAACAAAAATAATACAAGCAACACACACAGCAGAGCTCTCATATAGGTTTGGTAGAAAGATGAGAAACTTAATGAACGATGAACAGTATAGGAGAATTTTTAAAGAAGTGCAGTTACGAGCAGATTCAAAAGCATCTGGACGATGGGACACAAATCATGGAGGAGAATATTTTGGTGCTGGTATCGGTGGTGCTATTACTGGTCGTGGTGCAGATTTATTAATCATCGATGATCCTCATTCAGAGCAAAGTATAACAGACACAAGTTTTGATAATGCATTTGAGTGGTATGTATCTGGACCAAGACAAAGACTTCAGCCTGGGGGAGCTATAGTTGTTGTTATGACAAGATGGTCTGAAAGAGATTTGACCGGGAGATTGATAAGGCAGCAAGCAGAAGTAAAAGCAGATGAATGGGAAGTTATAGAGTTCCCAGCAATACTTCCAAGTGGTAAACCAATTTGGCCAGAGTATTGGAAAAAAGAAGAGTTAGAAAAAATCCAAGCAAACTTACCTGTTATGTCATGGGAAGCACAGTACCAACAAAAACCAACTTCTGAAGAAGGTGCAATCATTAAACGCGAATGGTGGAAAATGTGGAAAAGAGAAGAAATACCTGAGCTGCGTCACATCATACAAAGTTATGATACAGCCTTTAGTAAAAAAGAAACAGCAGACTTTAGTGCCATTAGTACGTGGGGTGTATTTCGTACAGAGTTCAGTAAAGACAATATTATATTATTAGATTGTATAAAAAATCGTTGGGAGTTTCCAGAATTAAAAAAAGTTGCTCTTGAGCAGTATAATTATTGGGAACCAGAAACGATTATCGTTGAAGCTAAAGCAAGTGGACAACCATTGATACAAGAGCTGCGTCAAGTGGGAATTCCTGTTGTCAGCTATTCTCCTTCAAGAGGAAACGATAAGTTAACAAGGGTAAATTCTATTTCTCCAATTTTTGAAGCTGGACAAGTTTGGGCTCCAGAGGGGAAAAAATTTAGTGAAGAGATGATTGAAGAGTGTGCTGCTTTTCCATATGGAGAGCATGATGACCTTGTTGATAGTATGACTCAAGCAATGATGCGTTATAGACAAGGTAATTTTCTTTCGTTAAAAGATGATTATCAAGACCCTTTGAAAGAATACAAAACCTATGAGTATTACTAAGGACTAGATTTGTATTAGTGAATAGGATATAAAAAGTTATGGCTGAAAATAACATTGACAAAAAACTAGAAGCCGTGCTCGGTGAGACATTAGAGACGGCTATTGAAAATGAATCTCCAATCGATATAGAAATAGTTTCTGAAGAAACTATCATTTCTGACGAATCGTTGGACGCGGACGCTGATTTTTATGACAATCTAGCAGAAGACATGGAAGACTCAGATCTTCAATATATTTCTTCTGAATTAATGGAGGAATATGAAAATGATAAAACATCTAGAGAAGAATGGTCCAGAACATATACAAAAGGTTTAGATTTATTAGGTTTTAAGTATGATGAAAGATCTCAACCTTTTCAAGGAGCAAGTGGAGTTACACATCCTTTATTAGCAGAAGCCGTTACACAATTTAGTTCGACAGCCTTTAAAGAAATGATGCCTTCAGGTGGCCCGGTCAGAACGCGTGTCATGGGCAAAGAAACATTAGAAGTGTATCAACAATCACAACGCGTTAAAGAATTTATGAATTATCAAATCACTAGTGTGATGGAAGAGTATACACCTGAGCTCGATCAGATGTTATTTTATTTACCACTAAGTGGTTCTACTTTTAAAAAAGTTTACTACGATGGGCAGCTCGAACGTGCTGTATCAAAGTTTGTACCAGCCGAAGATCTTGTTGTTCCTTACACAGCAAGTGATTTAGATTCTTGTGATCGCATTACACATGTGGTTAAACAATCAGAAAATGATATTCGCAAAAAACAAGTAGCAGGTTTTTACTTAGATGTAGATCTTAGTCCACCGTCCCCGGATGACGGAACATATTCAAGTGCAGATATAAAATCAAAAATTAATCAAGTTGAAGGAATACAAGCAACTGGAGAAACAAACATGTACACTCTTTTGGAGTTTCATGTAGATTTAGACATAGAGGGTTTTGAAAATAAAGATGATAAAGGAAAGCCAACAGGTATTAAAATTCCTTACATTGTAACTATTGATGAACAATCAGGAAAAATTTTATGTATTCGTAGAAACTATGATGAAGGTGATGAAACATTTAAAAAGAAACAATACTTTGTTCACTATAAATTTTTACCGGGATTAGGTTTTTATGGTTTTGGATTAATACATTTAATTGGTGGTTTATCACGAACAGCGACACAAGCTCTTCGTCAATTGATTGATGCAGGAACGTTATCAAATTTACCTGCAGGTTTCAAAGCACGTGGTTTACGAATTAAAGATGATGATGCACCATTACAACCTGGAGAGTTTAGAGATGTTGATGCACCGGGTGGCGCGATACGCGATGGATTAATGCCTCTTCCTTATAAGGAGCCATCACAAACATTATTTCAATTATTAGGATTTGTTGTACAGGCAGGACAACGATTTGCTCAGATAGCTGACATGCAAGTTGGCGATGGAAATCAAGGAGCTCCTGTTGGAACGACTATTGCACTATTAGAACGCGGTTCGCGTATCATGAGTAGCATTCACAAAAGAATGTATTACTCAATGCAAAAAGAATTTAAACTTTTAGCAAAAGTAATTCAAAGTTATTTACCAGAGGAATATCCTTATCAAGTAGTTGGGGGAGATAGAAGTATAAAACAATCAGACTTTGATGATAGAGTTGATGTTATCCCGGTTGCTGATCCAAATATATTTTCTATGTCACAACGAATTCAGTTGGCACAAACACAATTACAATTAGCAACAAGTGCACCACAGCTGCATGATGTAAAAGAAGCCTACATCAGAATGTATGAAGCACTTGGTGTAAATGACATTGATAAAATAATGAAGTTAGAAAAACCAGAGCCAATGAGTCCAACAAAAGAAAATCAAAAGCTTATTGATTCAGATAAAATAGAAGCATACGAAGGACAAAATCATGATGCTCATATTCAAACTCACATTAGTTTTGGTATGTCTCCCATTGTCCAATTAATGCCACAAATAGGAATTGATTTAAATAAACACATTTTAGAACATGTAAGTCTTAAAGCAAAAGAAATGGTGGCTTCGCAAGTAGAACAAGCGGAGAAACAAATGGGTCAAACAGCTCAAGTGGAAAAATTAGATGATATGAAAGAATCAGAGATTGCTAAATTAGAAGCACAGTTCATGCAAGAGGTAAGACAATTACAACAAGAAATGAGCGGAGAAGGTCAACCAGACCCTATTGTTCAATTAAAACAACAAGAACTGCAACAACGAGCAATGAATGATCAAGCTAAATTACAAATTGATCAACAAAAATTAGGTTTTGATCAACAAAAACTACAGCAAAAAGATACTATAGATAAAGCTAGAATTGAATCATCTGAAGATATTGCTCAACTTAGAGCTAATGTTAATTTAAAAAAGATGAATAAGGATGGTAATAAATTTATAAAGGCGGGATAATGGATCAACCAGTAAAAGAATTAGTAATTCCTCAACAAGTATTCGATATATTTTTAGATCACATAGATAAGTTTGTAAGTTTTCACGTGAAAAACGAAGGAGCTGCTCTTATTATGGCGGAAGCTTTAATAGTAAAAATAAAACAATTGTTTATCGGAAAAGGCTATGCAGAAGAGGATGCTTTACTATTTATAGAACATGCTTTACAAGAATTAAATGATGATAAACCAACTATACATTGAGGTAAAAAATGAAATTTAAAAATGCAAAAATGACTATTGTTCCTCAGAAAAACCCATTTCCTAATAGAAAAGTTGCTGGCACAGCGGAGCATGTTTACTCTCCTTTTGTGGTAAAAGATAATAAAGGATCTGGGCCTCAAGGACAAACAAGTCGAATGCAAATTAAAAAAGTAGCTTTCAAAGGCGTAAAATAGTATATTATTCGACTTTAACAAAGGAGGTTCTATGAACTTACTAAAAGATCTATGGGCGCACCTAAAAGAGTGGAGCGACTGGAAGATGAAGGATTGGATTAAAGCGGCTATTGTAGCTGTAATCGTAATCATTATTATCGGAGCCATTTAATGGCATTTGGATTGTTATCTGGTTTACTAGGTGGTAAAGACGGAGCTTTAAAACAAGTTGCTTCGGTTATAGATTCAATTCATACATCAGAAGAAGAGAAATTAGATAAAAAAATTATTATGCAACGCATTCAACAAAAGCTTGCAGAAAAACAATTAGATGTTAATGCAAAAGAAGCCACCCATCGCAGCGTATTCGTTGCTGGGTGGCAACCATTTATAGGCTGGATTGG